CGCTGTCTTACCCCCCCCCCCCCCCGCAAATCAATAAATAGAAAATGAATACCGAGACCGTCAAAATCGGTAATTTCTACGCCCGCCTCTGGCTGGCCTCTGACGGACGCTGGAAGTGGCACACCCACAAGTCGGGCCGGCGCATCCTCTGCACCGCCAAAAACCTCGACCGCGCCCGCGATAAAGCCCGCTCCCAGCTTAAAGCCATCCGAGTGGGCAAGGCCGACTTGGCTGAGATCACTCCCGCCCTGCTTTCCGAGTTCCAACAATGGCGAGCCACGCGGATGGAGTCGCCCAAAGTGAGCGAGGCCGTGATCCGCTACCTTGCCCACCTCAAAGACCGCAAGGTGCAAGAGACGCGCATCGTAGCCTCCGACCTGGCTAAGTTCGCCAAAGCTTACCCCGTCCGCATGAGCGAGGTCACACCTGACCAAATCCGCGACCACCTCGACCGCCTGCCTGTTGGGCCTCGCCGCTACAACAATGTCCGCACCGCCCTCGTGAGCTTCTTCGGGTGGGCCCGCAAGTCGGCGCTCATCCCTGACGGCATGACCGCGCCAGAGCGCACACACACCAAGACTTTAGACACAAAGCCTGTGGCGATCTACGCACCGAAGGAGTTCCGCGCCCTGCTTGCAGCCGCCCCAAGCAAATGGCGACTCGCCCTGGCAATCGGTGGCCTTGCTGGCCTACGCACCGAGGAGATTCAAGGACTGCGATGGGAGGACATCAAGCTCGGCAGAAAGCACATCGAGGTGCGGCCCGAAATCTGTAAGACAAAACGCCGTCGCCTCGTTCCAATCCTCCCCGCTCTCGCCTCATGGATACGCAAGAGCGAACCGCAGCCCGGCGGCATGGTTGCCCCGCAAGACCGCATCGACAACCTTGCCAAGCGGCTTCGTAGAAAAGCAGCCCTGTGGGTGAAGAACGGCTTGAGACATTCTTTTGGAAGTTACCGCTGCGCGGCGGTTAAAAGCGCGTCCCAAGTGGCTTTGGAAATGGGCAACTCCGAGGCCGTAGTCCGCAAGAACTACCTTGAGATGCAGGAAAGAAAGGCCGCAACCGAGTGGTTCAAAACTGGTTACTTTCCTCTCTCAAATTCTGTAAGTCGTTGATTATTAAGGTGCCGGCGGAGGGGGTCGAATCTACACTCCTAGTGTTTTAGGGTGCCAAATGGTGCCATCCGACACAAGAAATTGAGAAGATCACGCGATAACATAGAGTCGGAATAGTGGTTACTTTCTGGTTTCATTTTGAGCCTTTGGCATAGGGTTTTGACATACGCCGCGCACTTGCGTGGCAAACATTACACGAAAGTGGAAACGCTGGGTAGCCGCGACTTGCTCCCACGGTTCAGACATCGACCCGAAGGCCCGCGAAGCGTTCCTGACTTTCCTCGACCGCTACAACCCACACCAACGCATCCACCTCGGCGATGCCATTGACCTCGCTTGCCTGCGCGCTGGCGCTCGGCGTGATCCCGATGACCCCGACCGCGCCGAGTCCCTCATGGACGATTTGCTCGCCGGGCTCTCGTTCCTGCACGAGATGCGGCCCACCATGTATTTCCACGGCAATCACGAGGCCCGCGCCGTTGCCCTGACCCATAGCGCCAATCAGGTCGTGGCCTATGCGGCGGGCGCGGTCATGGCGAAGATTCACGACAACCTCGCCAAATACAAAACCGAGATCATCCCCTATCGCGGCATGGCCCGCGACTCGGTGCGGTATTTGGGCGGCACGGCGTTCCTGCATGGCGCTCTCTTCAACGTCAGCGCGGCCCGCGACACGGCAGAAACCATCGGCGCGCATTGTGTCTTCGGCCACACGCATCGCGTGGCAATGGAACCAGCGCGAGTTCATGCGGATGCCATTGGCTACAACATCGGTTGCCTGGCTCGCCTCGATATGGAGTATGCCGCAGGACGGCGGCAGACCTTGGCATGGCGGCATGGCTTCGCCTACGGCGAATACTGCGACACGGCCTGCACGGTCAACCTCGTCACGCTTTCCCCTCATTACAGGCTCCCGCTATGAAGTCGCGGCCCTCAACCACAAAGGGGGGCGGCAATTTGCCCCCCTCCCTCGATCCCGATCTCGCCCAGTGGTGCGCGGCCCTCGCGGCTCCCGCCGTGACGGACGTTGTCCCGCCCGGCTGGTTCACCACCAAACAACTTGCCGACAAGCTCAACAAGACGCGGCCAACGATGGCCCGCCTGCTGGGCGCTGCGGTAGAAGATGGCCGCTGCGAGATGCAAAAATTCCGCGTGAGCGTTGGCAGCTTTGCGCGCCTGACGCCGCATTACCGCTTGAAATGAAAAAGCGCGCCACAGGCCAGCGTAGGCGCAAGAAACCCGCCCCGACAATGCGGTTTAAGTTGGACGGCCAGTGGTGGCGTGTCCGGGTAGAGCGTCCACCCGACAAGGAGAAGCTCGACGGCCTGTGCCATTACAAGAAACGCACCGTGTGGCTGAATCCCGCAGCGGTGAAAGGCGACTTGCTTGGCATTGTTACACACGAATTAACGCACGCCTGCATCCCGCCGACTGACGAAACGCACGTTCGGGACTTGGAGCGGCTGGTCTGTGCGGTGGTTCGGTGGGCGGCGACGAGATGCAATGACGGCAAAATCAGCATCGGGAGGCACAAGGCATCGTGACCTTCTATCCCCTACTCGCCTGCACCGGGCTCTACGTTCTCACGGCGGCAGGCTTTCTCCGCGACGGCAACGGCCCGATGGCCGTGGCGTTCGGCGGGTATGCCTTGGCAAATGTCGGGTTCCTCTGGCTGACTTGGCGCTAATCCCGTCACACTGACGGGTTAAGGGCGGGGGCAAATCGCCCCTCCCTTTGTGTGAACTTCGCTATGCACAAAGCGGCGTTGTGTATATCAAACGGCGTTTTGGTTTACGCAAACAGCTTCATAAACCAACGCAACGCCGCGAAAAAGTCCGCAGACTTCCTCGCTTCGATGCGCGGGATGAAGCCGATGCCGCCGTAAGGCCCATAGACAAGGCCGCTGTCGGTTGATCGGTGCATGATGTCCCTCCTTTCATGTTAGTCGCTGTCCAAGATATGCTTTAAATCGCGCAAGCTCGGTTGGGTTAAGATCGTCTTTCCTGCCAGGGCTGACGGTGCGGTGGTCGGTAACATCGCCCAAGGCAAGGCTGTATTGCTTCATTAGCGGCACTAAGTATTCCGCCATGCTCGCCATCTCGTCTTCGCCAAGTTGCCGCTCGTAAGTATCGCCCTCAAACGCCGCCCCAACGCTCCACGAATTAAGGTCACGCTTGCCACGCCAGGACGAAACGCCAGCGTGCCATGTCCGCTCGTCTGGATCGGCCAAGGTGGAGCGCCGTCCGTCTTTCGCCACGATGCAATGGTAGCTGACCCTGCTCGCCGGGTTCATGCACCATGCGACTGAGCCCGCGTAAGTGCCGCTTGTGTGATGCAATACAATAGCCTTCGGCGCGATACGCCTGCCTTGTGAGGTATTAGGCGTGTTGAGTAGCTTCTCCGGGTAGCCGCTACGGTTTTTCGCCTTTGTGCTTTGCTTGCTTTTTGCGGGAGCCTCGATCGGCTTCGGCGCGTCTGTGGATTTCGGTGTGTAGGAGTCCGAGAAGTTCGGCAAGGTCGGTCGTGGGCCACGCCCGAATGGCGCGAATAAGCGTTTTAGGTAGCACAGCGGGTTCACTTCTTGTGGCCGCTCTCAAGCGGCTTTTCCAAATTGACGAAAAACTGTTTCGTCTCAAAGTTGTAGCCGCCGCCGAGCTTCATCCCCGCACAGCCGCAGAGGGCCAGCGCGGCCAGCGCCAATAGTGCGAGGCGCATGGATTACTTCTGCCGACGAAAGACGTTGATTAGACCCACCAGCGCCAGCCCGGCGGCAATGATGGCGTTGGCTTGCGATGGGTCAACTTGCACCCCGACCGCAGTTAGCAGCATCACCAAACCGCGCCACGTTGAGTTCTCTGCCAGCCGATCGAGGATGTATTTCGTCATGCCCCGAAGCGGGGTGTCAAAGCCTACCCGGCGAGGTCGGTGACGGCCTCACTGCTCGCCGCCTCGTAGCTGCAAGGAGCCGCATCAAACGTGCGTGGAGTCAGGTCAACGCTAGCCAACATCATGGCCTCCAGCCAACCCTTGAGCGCGGCCATGTTCGTGCCGAGCGGCAAGCTCGCTTGAAGCAGGGCCATTTCCAGACGTTGCAGGGAAAGAATTTGCAGGGATGTAAGGTGCCGCGTCACCCATGCTTCGGGCGTGAAAGCCTCAACATACGGAGTCGGCGGCGGCGGAATCACATAACCCTCATCCACAGGCAGCGCGGATTCGATGGCGGATTTGACCGTTGCCTCGTTCAAGTCTTCCAATTCGGGGCCGTCCTGCTCGTAAATCGTCAGCTTAGTCGGCCAGCCAAACTCGGTGACTTCGATCTTGCCCGCTTCGTCGCGGGTTATCTGGTAAGAGAGGTTGTGCCACGTTTTGCCGTCGATAACTTTCGGCTCGGTAAGTAATACGTTGTAGATTTCTTTGGGGTTCATAATTAGACAACTCTATAAAATGCAGTTGCTCTCCATTCTACGGTCTCGCCTGTCTCCCCCGTAACTTGCAACTGAAGCGCATTGTTGGTCGTGTCGGCGGTCAACGCAAATGTCCAAGTCGGAGATCCTGCGCTTTGATCAAGTCCGTAGTTTCCAACTGACCCGATCAGCGCGGTGTTCGTTGCGTCTCGACGGATGCCCAAAAAGCGGCGGGCAACCAGCCACTTGTCTTGTGTTCCAGATCGCCGCGCTACAAGGGTGATATCCACGGCCAAGGCGGTGTTGGCGGCG